TTGGTGTTGGTGTGATTGGAGAAGAAACAGGAACTACATTCCTCAAGAGAAGAGTTGACAATAGATCTCTACTTGATAGATTGTATAGAATTAGATATGTTATTCCAAAAGAACATATCAATGCTCGTGCTCCGAAGCCTGGTTTCATTCTACAAGAGTCTAAGACAGTTGGTGTAAGTAGTGCATCATTCTTAAGTGCAGACTTGAGTAACCCAACTCAACTTAAGAACGTCAAGATTATCAAGACAGCATCTTACAGTTCTCAAACTATTTCATATACAACTGAAGAACCACATAGATTGCAGAAAGGTGATATTGTTACTATCAGGAACATTGATAGTGTCAACAATAGCACAGGAACATTTAGATTAGGATATAATGGTGAGTTTGGTGTTGATAATGTTATTTCAACTAAGAAGTTCACTGTCACTGGTATCAACACAGATCCAGGCCTATTCCTCAATCAGGTAAACCAGAGAACTACTCAACAACAGATCGAAGCATTACCTACAGTTCAGAGATCAAAGGCAGTTGATAGTTTCACAGTTTACAGAGTACAAGAGAACAAACCTCATGTGCCTGGCACATCTGGACAAGATGGTGTGTACAACATCACTATGGTTTGTGCATCTATTCCACTTGATAAGGATCTTGGATTTGGTGTATCTACTAAGTCTTTCCAACAAGACGTAAGAAATCTATATCCTCAACAGGACAGAGACAACTACGAATCAGATCCAGAACCCTCTATCACTCATGCTAGTGCAGCAGTTATCGGTGAAGTTATCACTAACGATAAGAAGAGATCTATCACCAAAGAGTCTCTTGGATACTTCATGCAGGGACAACAGGTAGGTTTTGCTGCTACTGGTGCGGTAATCACTGGTACAGGTAACACAACTGTCACTCTATTCACTGATGTTGAACATAACTTCAACTCTGTGAAGGGTTTAAGTATAGTCAATCCTGGCGCTGGATACAACAATGGATCAGGTATTGCAACTGTAATCTATGCTGCAGACCTTGAGAACCCTGCTTTGCTTGGTAGAAATGCTTCTGCTAAGATCACAGTCTCTGCTGCTGGTACAATTACTGACATATCACTATTAGATGGTGGTTGTGGTTACGGTATCGGTAATACCATGACTGTATCTTCATTCCCCGCTGGTGCTCCTAGTGTATCTGGTGTGGTATCAGTTACCTCTATCTTTAACAACGTAGGAGATGGATTGAATCTAAGTGGATTTGAAGATCCTAAGTTGAATGGTACATTTAAAATTGTTGATGTTCCTTCATCTAAGTCTATTTCTGTTGAGATTGGAACTTCAAGAAATCTTGATCCATACTTTACCGATAGAGATGACAGAAGAGTTCCAACTTATCACTTAGCAAACATTGGTGTTGGTGTTACTTACATTGATGTTTCGAGAGAGACAGGACTTACAACAGTCAGAACAGATAATAACCACTCACTTGTTCCAGGCAACGGATTTGTAATTCAAGGAACAGGAAACCCACTGTTTGATGACAGAAAGTTGGTTGTTGATGGTGTAGAGGATAGTTTACCACTTAGAAGTATTACTTTCAACGTTGGTATTATCACATCTGGTATTGATACATCATACTCAATAAATGACAACAGACTGTTTGGTACTGGTATATCTGCAAACGGTAAGTCATTGAGTGCTGGTGAGAACAATCTTGCTGGTAGATCTTCTTATTTCTATACAGGTATTTCTACCACAATCAATGCTCCGCTAACATCTACTGATACTACTATTACATTGTCATCTACTGAAGGATTCAGAAGAGGTGACTACTGTATGATTAACGGTGAAATTGTAAGATTTACCTCTGACAACATTAATAATATCCTTAGAGGTCAGTTTGGTACACTGGCATCGCCTGCCATAACAGGAACTACGATCAAGAAGATCAAGGTTCTTGCCATGGAACTTCGTAGACCTTCGATCCTTCGTGCATCTGGTCATACGTTTGAATATCTTGGTTATGGATCAGGAAACTACTCTACATCATTACCACAGAAACAGGACAGAGTTCTTTCAGATCAAGAGACATTATCTGCTCAGAAGAAAGAACTAGACGGTGGTACAGTTGTTTATACTGGTATGAACGACTCTGGAGACTTCTTCACAGGATATAAGAAGTTATCATCTATTACAGGTGAAGAGGAAGTTCTTGAAGCGCCAGTGTTCACCTATGTTGGTGACGATGCAGAGGCAGAGACAATCAAGAGAGCATCAGGTGTATTTGATGAAGTATTGATTAGAGAGTCACTCACAGTTGAGGGTGGAGACAACAACAATAGAACATCACAGTTCTATGGTCCTGTCAACATGACAGAAAAACTTACCAACACTTCAACAGATGGTATTGAGACTGTAAACTTATCTCTTAGAGGAGATGCCCCACAGGGTAAAGTGTTCACAGTTGGTATCTCTACACCAATAACTGCTGCAAGATCAGGTGACATTTCATTCGTTGGTGTTCCTAACGCTGGTGGATACTTAGGTCATATCTTTGCAGAGGGTGAATGGAGAAGATTTGGTGCAGTATCACAAGAAACAAACAGATCATTCTACAAGTTTGATCAGATTGGTATTGGACAGTCTGGAGTTGGTATATTTAACTTCAAGGATTCACTTGAGGTCAATGGTGTTGCCAAGATCAAAGACTTGTTTGTGTCAGGTATTGTTACCTTCGCTGCCAATCAGTCATTCGCTGGTGTTTCTTATGACACATTGGTCATTAAGAAGAACGCCAATTTCTGGGGATACAATACCACAGGTGGTATTTCCTATGATGGAATCCCTTGGGAGCAACATGGTTTCTACACACAGGTACATGAGGCTGGTACATCTAGACTCAATAACATGGAGGTTGTTGGTACTTATGTAACCTTCAAACCCGCTGCTGCTATACACATTGAAGGACCTTATAAGTCAACATTCTCAGGTGTAAGTACAGTAATAGGTACACTTGATGTTGGTAACTTAGAGTGTGACGGCGGTACATTCAACGGTACATTTGTTAACGCTATCAACTCTGGAATTGATACACTTTCAGTCAAGAAAAATCTGTATGCAACTGCTGGTATCGTAACTGATTTGCACGTCACAGTTGGTGTTGTAACAAACGGACTATTTGCTGATGTTGGTGTTACAACTCTATCTCATGTAGGCACACAATATGTCAATGAGAACAGAGTATTCACAGGTATTACTACTAACTTACAAGTAACAAACAGTGCGACTATTGCTAACGAGACAGTCACTAACGCCACAATTACTAACTTAATAGTTCCTAACAGTGGTTCTGCTGACATTGAAGTTGCAAACATTGCTCAACTTACATCTACAGACATCACATTTACTGATGATTTAATCGGACCTGATGCTTTCTTTAGTAATGATGTTGATTCAGATGGATTGACAACAAGATATATTGGTAGTAAATATGGTCCCAACCCTGGCGTAGAGTCAGAACAGTTGACTATCTTTGCTAACGCTGGTCTTTACACCTGTATTACTGGTTTCGCTATGACAATGGCGAGAATCAATATGACTCCAGGCGGTGACGGACTTGCTGCTCCTAAGATCACCGCTGACGTTGGTATCATCACTGCATTGAGTGCTGGTGGTGGTAATGCAAACATGAGTATTGATGCAGGTCCTGCTGGACAGATCAAGTCATTCCAGTTTGAGTCAGTTGCAACAAACGTACCTCCTATCAAGACATCATCTACTGTCAAGTGTGTAAACTTGAACGCTGATTTACTTGATGGTAAGACAACTAAAGATACTAACTGGACAAGTGGTGCGTCCGTAATGACCAGAGACTCCAATGGTAGTACGAAAGTCAAGGACATCACTGCAACTGGTATCTTCCAAGGCGGATCAGGTGCTTTCCCTAACGGATTGACTGCTGGTGGATCTAATATTTCTGGTTCTTCTACCATTAATAACCTAACTGTTACTGGATCATTCACTGCTGCTGGTGGATTCTCAGGTAACGCTGATACTGCAACATTGGCATCCAACATCGCTATTGGTGCAAATAGAGTTCCTTACAACAGTTCATCTAACAATACTACATCTAGTTCTAACTTCACATTTAACGGAACTACACTGTCGGTTGCTGCTATCAACTGTAGTAATATCACTGGTAATATCACTGGTAACGCTGGTTCCGCATCACAAGTTAATGTTTCTGGTGCATCTGGTTCATTGAGAGTTATGCTTGGTGGTTCAAGTGGTAATCAATCAATACGGTCAGATAGTGGTTTGACTTTCAATGCAAATAATAATAATCTATCTGTTAGTGGAGACATCACTGCCTTCGCATCTGACATGAGATTGAAAACTAACATTGAGAAGATTCAAGGTGCAGTCGCTAAGGTTTGTAAGTTAAGTGGATTTACATACGAATTTAATGAGGAAGGTAGGTCATTAAGATTACCAGCGGGCAAACAGTTGGGTGTATCTGCACAACAGGTACAAGAAATCTTCCCAGAGGCAGTTGCAGTCAGACCTATTGATGAATACTTAACTGTTAAATATGAGAAGTTAGTTCCAGTTCTAATTGAGGCAATCAAAGAACTCAAGACTGAACTTGATGATGTGAAGAAGGGATTAAATGACCATTGTGGTTGTGAGGGCTGCCATGGAAAAGCCTGAAGAGTGGCATCCGCAAGAGTTCCATGATGGTGACTGGCACTGTCAAGCGGTGATGGGGATTGAAGAGGTGAGAATACTTCATCATACCGTCACCGAATATCTTGAAATGAAAGAGGATATACCGCCAGTCAATGAGTCATACCTAAAACACATACAAACTAAAATGTTCGGTATGATTTGTCAATACAACTTAGAGTTATAAACCATGAATTTGAATATTGTTGATGATAAGACTCATAGAGTCAATGATGAATTAAAATATGAAGTATCCAGAGTAGAATCACATCCAGTAATCATAATTGATGATGTGCTGGAGAATCCCCATGACTTCATTAGTGAAGTGGTGGAGAGATTGCCTATGCAATATAATTATCTGGAGAGCAGAGGAGAACCCGAAGAGGTATTTCCAGGCTATCAGTCTAGGTTATTCATTGAACTGCCAGAGTTGACTAGACTTATCGGTCATATGATTCAGAAGTGTACAGACTTCAAAAATATTGATCCTGATAACATTAAAGTAAACTATCAGGTCAATGCAATGTTTAGTGATAGAGAAGTGCCTAGGGTATCTGTGCAACCACACGTTGACCCAGCAGTATATGCAACAGTGTTGTATTTGAATGACGGAAAAGGCGGAACCTCATTTTTTAAACATAAGGCAACTGGTCTAACTAATACTGAAAACATACATAAACCATTTAAAAGAACAGAAGAGTATTGGAATTTGAAAGAGTGGGTGTATGATTTTTCTGAGAAAGCAACTGAGATGATAGATAATGATACAATGCTTATTGAAGATGTATGGGAAGAAGAATACCATGTTCCCATGAAGTTTAATAGGTTAATCATATATCCTTCATTCATGTGGCACAGTGCAATAATGAAGAAAGGGTGGTACAAGGATACGCCTAGAGTGGCGATGTCGGGATTTATATTTGCAAACTCTTTAAACGTAGATGTTAATGCTGAATGAAACAAAAGGATTACTTCACTATCTCTTTCATCATGGGAATGTTCTTCCTACATTCGATCATACAAGATTGCTCGAACTCGTTAAGGGACTAGACTGGCCTGAACCAGACAATCCTCCTCCTACTTCATACTATAACTTGAAAGGTTACAGGTCACAAATGTTGATAGAACCTGAGCATGGAGAGATATTTGATTTGATTCATAAGGCACACATTAGATTGATGCCTGCAATATATAATGATTACAAAGGCACATTACCAACAGACCCAATATACGATAAATACTCAGGATACTGGTTATGTAAGTATCCAGAAGGCGGTTATCTATCTCCCCACACAGACGTTGATGCTGATGCTGGTTCAGTAACCACATCATATACTATTAATGATGATTATGAGGGTGGTGATATTTGTTTTTGGGGTGAACACGATATTGCCTCTAAAGGTAACTCTGCTCATGTATATCCAAGCAATCACTTGTTTAAACATGAAGTGAAACCTGTTACAAGAGGTGAAAGATATTCTGTTATCACTTGGTTCAGTTACGAAAAAGGAAAAGAATGGTTAACCTAGATCACTTAACTTCAATATCTACTTTCCCGAACCTGTTTAACAGTACGGACGTTGATACTATAAGAGAACTGTCAGCGATGTATCCTGACGTAGTTTCTAGTGCCCATGATTCTATCGGACTTATTAAATCTGATAAAGATACGCCTAAGTATGGATTTAAACTTAGTATTCCTACAGGAATTGGACAGTATGAATACTTCAATGGACATTTAGGTAATAACGTATTGTTCAATCATCTGAACAAATACAAGTTCTTATACTTTAAAAATAATGTGATGACAAATGAGATACTATCATTTGAATCGCCTCCTTTAATCGACCCTAGTATTGATGCCTTATGTCAACTTGCAACTGAGGTTACAGGTAATACTGACACATCATCTTTAAGAGAAGTATTGAAGATGTTAGAACCTGATGAGTTTGGGGATTATGAAATCTCTACGGCAAATATAAGTGTTATAAACAAGTCTATTAGGATAGGATTGTGCAAAATGTCTTGCTCTATATCTGAGGAAGTATTGAAATACTATGGCACTAGATCGAACACCAAGATATATCAGAATATTGAAGGTGTAAGTTCTTTAGTAGATAACTTAATAATAGATTCGGATAATAATTTAGTAGAGATTCTTATTGAATTTAATTCAACTGGATTGGTAAAAGAAATTGGATATGCTTTATCTACAAGATTTTCATATGATGCTCCAGAGGGATCAACACCTCAAGATAATTTTGGAGTCTATTTGGAGAGACATGAATCACATAAAACATCTGTATCCAACATTTCCTCTAGTGTAAAGAATTGGTATTGGATGTCGGAAGAATGGGAGAAAGAAATAGTCTTATGGGAACAACAACCCAAAGCAGTGCATGGTGCCACCATTATCACTGCTGGACATGATGGCACTAAGTTAGAATTAGTTTACGGTTTAGATTAGATATTAGTTATACCACCATTGTTGGAGAAGGATATTTTACCAGAGTTGCCTCCGCCACCTCCGCCGCTTCTTCCTCCTTGCCCGCTACGACTACCTCTGTATCCGCAACCTTGTTCATCGCTACCGCCTTGACTACCGCCTTGACCATTACTACCGTTATTACCATTTGACTCAAATCCTCCTCCATTACCACCATTTCCGCCATTACCTCCACGGCCGCCTCCCCTAGAAGAGCCGCCCTGCCCGCCTTGCCCGCCACCACCAGCAGCACCAGAATGTGCTGCGAAAGCATTATTTCCATTCCAAACGTATCCAGCACCTGTGCCTCCAGGTCCTCCATTACCTCCATTTCCACCAGATCCACCATTATCATGGCAGACTCTCTGTGAACTATTACAGAACCAACCTCTGCATCTTCTACCTCCGCCGTGACCTCCGCCACCGCCTTTACCTCCTTTGCCGCCACCGCCGCCTCCGCCTCCACCGCCACGGATTCTGCTACTTAAGTGACCACTAGGCATCCTAATCGGAGTTGCAACTTGGATTGCTAGATTACCATTTCCTCCACCTTGACCATTGTTGCTAGTTCCACCTTGACCAGGCGACCCACCATATCCTCTAACACATGGATTTCCATTAGTATTAACAACATAGACATCAATATTACCAGACCCACCACTATTGAATCGTAGTGCAGGGTTGCTAGTTGTACCTCCAAAATTACCATTAAGGTTTAATCTCTTATTTAAACTTGATGTGTAGAGATTACCAGTAAACACCTCGTATCTTGCCTGTAAATGTTGCCAGTTACCATTACAGTTGGCAGTCACAGCAGTGGTTACGTTTCTCAACTGACTGAATGAGAAAGTACCACTCGTAGGTACACTATTGTTTTGAGATATATTTGCAACTTTATTGCCTCTATAATACTGACTAAAGTTTCCTGATGAAGAACCACCTATTTCAGAAGCAAGATTACTCATGGAGATTGAACCACTGCCAAACTTTTTGGTATATGACAGACTTAAACTACCATTACCAACAGGTCCCGAAGTGAAGTCATCATAGACATTATTTGATATGTCAGAGTATATCTTAGAAGAAGATATATCATAACTCATTTCATACATTTTATTGCCGTCCTTAACATCAATCGCCACAATGTCATTAGAGTTTGCGTCATAGTGTGCAGCAACACCTGACATATACTTAACACAGTCTCTAAGGTCACTATTACTTACAAACTTGACACCATTCCTCCTTATGATAGGGTTGACAAAGATTACACCTTGAGTCCATTTGTCATTGGCAACATTAAACCAGTGGTTTATCTGTTCACTGTCAGTATCATGCTGTAGCATATTGTCAGTAGGTACGATATGGATTCTCTTAGACCCCTCAGTGGATCTCTGAGGGTTATAGTTATCATCATAGTACCAAATCTGACATATAAAATCGCCAACAGTTGCAAGAGTTTTATAGACCTTCTCATGTGAATACATGACTTTTGCTACAGAGGGGTTCAACTCATTCCTTTGTAGTTCGGGATTAGATGCTATCTCGTATTCTTTTTGTTCTTGTTCTAAAGAATAATTCTCGTCCATATCATTAGGTAGGTCTTGCCAAATCTATTTATTGTGGTATGATATATACCATATAGCGCAAACTTATTATGAGTCATAAAGAAGATTTACAGGAGAGAGCAAATTCTCTGTCTCAAGAGATTCAAGACCTAACAAAACAATTTGAACTCAAGAAGGAAGAATTTTTGAAAGTGCAAGGCGCTCTCGAAATGTTACAGATTCTTGAAAATGAAAAAGCAAGTAAAGAAACTTGATGATCTAATCATCAAATATTCTAATCCTAGAATGTACAAACAAATGTACAAAGAGAAGGAAGTTCATTGTTGCCCCAAATGCGGAAATCTTTTTGTAGATTAGGGGTTGACAAGTGAAACCTGTTCGATTATAATAAAAGGGTAAACGTGATGTGGTACTCGTACCTGATTCACACAATAGGTTATATTAATGCCGAAACAATCAAAGAAGATTCCGATCAGGAATCTGAGGTCACACAAGTGCCTCGACAAAATCCCTCACTATGAGGTGCCTGGATATACTTTCAAGGAGATTCTGAAAGCATCAGGTCGTGATCGTGACGTACAACGAGAGTCAGTGTGGAGATATATCCCAGGCAAACAGTCTGCATATATCAGTGCTGTTATTCGAGGATACGCTGAACTTTCATCATTTCATTTGGTAAACATTGAAAAGACAATTTACGAAATGAACGCAAGGATTGCTTTGTACAATGATCCTTTAGATATTGAATACAGAGAGAGACTCAAAAGTTTCCAAAAAGATGGTTGGAAATATCTTCACATTGATGGTGGTAACAGGTGTGATGCTCTTGAAGATTGGGACAATGATCTAGTTCCTTTGGAGTCTGGTAACTATACAGTTCAAGAATTTGATGGCATTACTGGACAGATGAAGAATGTCACAGTTATCCTAGATCAAGATGAATACTATACGAAGTCAGTTCTCTTGAATTTGGGTGGGGATTATGCTAAACTTGTAGAGGCAGTTGATTCTGCCGTGTTCAACTGGTTTGAGTATCCTTCTCTAACCTCTGAGGAGAGGAAGGACTTGTTCATCAAATTGAATGACAATGAGGACTTGACCACTGAGGAGTTCCGTAACTGCAATACTTCACTATATTGCAGAAACATTCGTGCTTTGAATGACGCACTCAAGCAAGAATTCCTTGATGCAGACTTCATCACAAAGGTTAATTCTATCAGATACAAATTCTGTGCTTACCTCGCTGCATGGTCTAATTACTATTCATGGCATGGTCAGGTTGACCCCTATGCAACAACTACTCTTGATGCTGACTACGTTGTTGGAACTCCCAATAACACAAAGGTAACAAAGAACTATGATAGTTTTATCAAGTTTCTTAATAACATTTTCCTTCCTTTTATGAGGGATACTGTTCAAAAGAGGAAGAACCTCGCTGCAACTGGCGGCAGAAACATCTTGCATGATTTCTTCTGGTTGTTTGTCGAGATTGAGAGACTCAATGGTTCAGTTGCTCCCAGTAACTACAAGAGACTCTTTGATGCCTACATGGCATGGTATGACGAGCAGTGTAAGGACTTGACCTGTAAGTACAACACAGGTCAAGATCGTGAGACATTGGTTAAGTTCTATGATCTTTACGGTGCAAACACTTGGTACAAGGCAAAGCACAGAGTTGAGCACATTCGTGAAGATATAATCCCCATGTTGGTTGAGCAAGGTATTGCAGTAGTCAAAGATGAAGTAAGACTTGCAGACCCACGTTGGAGAATTCCTATCTGGGATCGTGATGGAAGAGTTTGCCCTCTATCTGGTCGCCCAATCAGTCGTGAGGAAGCAAAAGACCCAGAGATCACAAGTCTAGATCACATCACACCACACTCACTTGGAGGCAAAACTGTACAGGAGAATATCCAACTGGTATTCAAAGATCAGAACCTTGCTAAGAGTGATAGTGTATGAGCATACAAGTTTACGATAACTTCTTGCCCTCTGAGGTATTCGACCCCATTAAAGATTATGTCTTTAGTGGGAGAATGCCTTGGTACTTTGCTCCTACGTCAGTACATGAAGGCGATGGTTGCCCACAGTTCAGTCACGCCTTGTATATTGATCTTGTTCCTATCTCGGAAGTATTTGAGATAGTTGCCCCTGTATTAAATTCACTTAACCCTCTTGCCTTGCATAGGGTTAAGTTTAATGCAACTACAAAAACACCTAAGATAGTAGAGAAACCTCTACACGTTGATGTTTCAGGTCCTCAAGATCATCAAGGTAAGTACACTCATGTGCCAGACTATCAAATTTGTGTGTTATACATGAACGACAACAATGGATATACATACTTTGAGGACGGACAAAAGGTAGTATCAAAAGAGAATAGAGCAGTTATATTCTCAGGAGATATGCTTCATGCAGGCACATCATGTACTGATGCTGAACTACGAGTTGTTCTTAATATAGACTACTGTAAATGGGAGTGACATGGATTTATTTCCTACATTATTAGAAGAGTATGATCTTTCAAAAGCGCCTGGTTTAGACTATCTGAAGAAATATATCAAGGAGAGTGGTAAGAATAATGAACACTCACTTGCCGTCAATGGCGTGAGTTCTCATGGTGGTTGGGACCCACTAGATGATGATGGTTGCAAACCAATGATAGATGTGTTCCACGAATGTTTGAATGATTATAATTATAAAATAGGAAACTACCCTGTTATTCTCAGTGGTTCATGGTATAATATACTGCCCAAAGGTGGATACACTGCTACACATAGGCATGAGTCTAGTGTGATTAGTGGTGCTTTTTATCTACAGTTGCCAGAGGGAGACTTCGGACAGTTTTTCGTGGTGTCGCCACTTAAACCATACATGATGTGTATTCACAATATCAGACCCACACCTTATGGAGTATATGAGATCGACATTCCAATCAAAGAAAATCATTTATATCTATTTCCCTCGTGGTTAGAACATGGTAGTAGAGTTAATAACACAGAAGGCGAGAGGATTACTATGAGTTTCAATACAAGTGCCGCTCCAAGAGAAATGTTACCTGATTCATTCTTGGAAGCAGTTTGGGGACCTAATGGGTTAGGTGCAAAAAAAGGTGCAAGTTAATGAGAGTTGTAGATATATTGCCATTGAAATTGGGTGCTGTATTATATCCAGAACATGAGAAATTAAAGTCATTAATTGTTGATGAGATCAATAGTCATGGCAGTGATTATGAATATAAAAAGATTGACGCATACGCTAAAGGATTAGAACATTTAGATTACTACTCGCCTCTATCTCAAGATAAGTACAAGGAGTTCAGAGAGTGGATAGAACTACAAGCAGAAATATACGCAAAAGATATACTTAACTACGAAACATCTGATTTCATAATGACAGATAGTTGGTTAAATGTGTGTGATGTTGGTGGACAACAGGGTCCCCATTTTCATATAAATGCCGCTGTCTGTGCCTTATATTATATAAACTTTGATGATGAAGTCCATGCTCCAACATATTTTTATAGACCAAATAATAGTCAGACATATCCTGACTATCTCGCATATATGTTGACAAATCAAAAAGAGACAAAGTATAATTATATCAATGAAGTGGTAGGATTAGAAGGTTCGTTGTTACTATGGCCTGCTAATACCTGTCATGGGTATGCAACTAACTATGGCAATAATAGAATTACAGTATCATGTAATTTGATGCCTAGATATGTCAATGATGTTAGAATAGAACCTCTAACAAAAGATGAGAGACACACTGCTATGACTATCTTTAGATCAGGCAAACTATGGGATTATCCTAATTTATAACATGGAAGTAGTAAACATTCTGCCAACACCAGTTCTTATCGTGAAGTGCCCTTTCCATGATAAGGTAAAACAAAATATGTTAGATGATATTGAAGAACAGAAAGTTAATCAATTATCATATAATGCAAACTCAAAGGAACTAAAGCACGTTGGACATTATTCTGTGCTAAATGAGGACAAGAAATATGGTAGATTTAAAAATTGGTGTGAACAACAAGGAGAATACTATGCAAAGGAAGTGCAAGGTCATTATATACAGGAGACAGTAGCAGTTACAGACAGTTGGTATAACATAAGTGATAAAGGTGGATACCAACACCCACACTTTCATAGCAATTCTTACTTAAGTTGCATATATTATGTGAACTTTGACGTTACAAAAGATCATGTAAATACACATTTTACCAGAGAAGAAAGTTTATACTATCCTGTAATGCCTAGTCTAACTTTGATGAGGAAGAAGTTTACAGACTACAATCAGGACAATCAAATACAGGTGAATGAAGGTGAATTGATGATATTCCCCTCTCAAATCATACATGGTTATCAACATAATAAAGGAGACAGCAGAGTCACATTATCAATGAACATGATGCCTACTATCGTTACTAATGGAGACTACGGTTGGCGAGTGGTACAACTGACACCAGAGGAGAGACACAAATCTTTTACAGATGAGTGCAACCCAAATTACAACGAAAACAAAGAACTTGACAAAGATAAGTAGATGCCCTATAATCAGTACAGGGAAAACAAACCAACCTAGTAACAGGATACTACAGGGTAACGTCTAACAAGACTTCGCATATGCTGTGACCCACTGGAAAAGTTGAGTTTTGTTTTCTCGCACTCAATTATATTATTGCCATGAGAACCAACCATAAAACCGCACACTATTATTTGAGGAATAGTGAGTATGGCACAGGTATTGATACTACAATGAACAATGTTGAAAATACGTTTGGTGCCTTGTTTAAAATGGGTATTGGCGCTCTTATTGGTTACTACATTCACAGACTGACTAGGAGTGGACAGTTGAGGTAGTGGCACACAGGTGGTTGCATTATCGCCACAATGCAGTAATATATGAATGTGGAGGGAAGGTTTTGTGTTTGTTACCTTCCTTCCCTTTTCTCTTTAACAAACAACAATACAAACAAAATTATGACAACACTCGAAAAATCACTCACAAAAGTTGAAGTGCTTCAATGGACTGAAACACTTTGTCGTGCTCTTGAGCAACAGTACAAGAACTATGCAGTTCGCTCTTGCATCAAGAATAACTCAACAGAAATGAATCCATATCTACAGGAGAGGATCAACAAACTTGAGAATGATGAAGAGTGCATGAAGTTTACTATCACATCAGGTAAGAAGTATCATAAGATCATTCAGAATGACTATCATAATGGCAAATATGAGAGTGCAGGGGTTCATGCTTTTGTTGACAAAATGACAGGAGAGGTTTACAAACCTGCTTCATGGAAAGCACCTGCTAAACACGTTAGATTTGATATGAGAGACACTAATCAACGTGAGTGGATGCTAGCAAACTGTGATTGGGCGGGTGGTTATCTGTATATCAGGTAATCCCCACACCTATCTAAATAATCCAAGAGTAACATAAATCATGGGATACGATTCACTAACATCAGACACAGAAGCACTTACTAAGACTAAGTTGCAACAAGTTGATAGACTTAAGAAACAACTACAGGCAGCGATGAGAACCATTGGCAACCTTGATGAGAGATTGACTTCACTAGAGTCAATGGTTAATGCTGCCTTGTATAAACAGCAAGATGACATTAAGACTCTTATTGGAGAGGTTAATGCTCTCAAGGGTAAGATAGAACTAGACAAAGCATCTAAGAAGTTTGACATGGACGCAATTCCCGCTCAGGCACCAGGCGCCCCTCCAGTTGGATAACTGACACACAGGTGGTTGCACATTATTGAAATTTCACTATTATATGAGAGTAAACAAACGGAACACTATGGACGATTTTGATTTTGAACAGATTGATGAATTTGAAGGACTTGAGCAAGATGATTGGTTGATGGACATTAACGGAGTCCGAGAGGAGTTCGACCCTGAGACTCAAAAACTATTGGCACAGTTCTAAAACTGGCACATGACCCCTTGCAGGGGTCTTTTTTTATTCTATACTATGATTATTGAGACAACTGACTATGCAACTTAGAGATCATCAAAAAGAGATTACACATATTATGCAACGCAAGTGTGGACAGGTTCTTGTACCCACAGGCGGTGGTAAAACAATGTGTATGATTGTTGATGCTAAGTGGCGATTCAGTATGCCTATTCCACAGACTATTATTGTTGTTGCTCCTAGAATCTTACTTGCTCAACAGTTGTGTGAGGAGTTCCTAGAGCAGATTGATAATGTCGAGGTGCTTCATGTTCATAGTGGAGAGACTAACTACCAGACTACAACTAATCCTAAAGAGATTCAAGAGTGGCATCATAATAGTACAAAGAATCAGTTGATCTTTACTACATACCATTCACTTCACAGAATCATGGAAGATGTTGAAGCGGATACAGTATATTATGATGAGGCACACAATTCAGTTCAAAGGAACTTCTTTGAGAGTGTAAAGAACCGCTCTAACATCACTAGACGTAAGTTTTACTTCACTGCCACACCTAAACATCATACATCACAAGAGAGAGGTATGAACAATGAGAAGGTATATGGCAAGGTAATTGCAGAGATTCCCGCTCCAGAGTTGATTAAGAAGGGGTATATCGTACCGCCTCAAGTCAAGTCAGTCAAGTATCCTGTCGGGTTCTATCAATCAGTCGAGGAGATTGACAGGTGTATGATTCTTGATGCTCTCAACAATGAAGATCACATGAACAAAGTGTTGGTCACTGCTAAGTCTAGTAAAAACATTCACAGATTGATTACTGGTACTGATTTCATGGCAGTATGTCACTCTATGAAATACAATGTCATGTGGATTACATCTAAGTATGGTGCTATCATCAATGGTAAGAAAGTCACTCGTAAGACATTTTTCAATTTGATGAACAAGTGGGGTGCTGACCCTGACAAAAAGTTTATCATGTTCCATCATTCTATTCTCTCAGAGGGTATGAATGTGAGCGGATTGACTGCTTGTATTCTACTGAGGAATCTTGATCTAATCACTATGGCACAAACTATTGGTCGAGTCATTCGACTACATAAGGAAGATGCACTAAAGATTAGTACAGGTGCTCTCAAACCAAACATCAATGGTAATGGTTATGTAAAACCATTTGGCAAGATGTTTGTACCAGTTTACAACAATGTTGGTATTGGTACAGAGCGTCGCCTTCAGTCAGTTGTTGACACTATCTTTACTAAAGGAGAGTCACAGGTATCAAGGGCGACAAGGTAGTTGCAAATAATATAACATTATAGTATAATCAAACTACATGGTAACTAAAACCAATGACACAAATTGACAAAATCAGAGCACAATGCCTTTCAGTCATGGAAGATCAGTTCGCCACACAGATGAGTAAACTGGTGGACAAGGTGCGACTTGAGGACGCTGAAGCATTAGTACAGGAAATGATGATTGAGGCAGATGATTTTGACGATTCTGATTTATTCCTTGATGATATTACAGATTGGACTGACTCAGACATCGCTAATATCACATTTTTAGATATAAATGATGTTGAGGTGGATAGAGATTAGTAAGGAGTCTCGCCAAACTAAAAAAGACATTATGAAATTAGTGTATCCTGACCACTTGAAATTTCTAAAGAAACTTAAGGCGGAGTTGAAAAGAGATAAAGGTATAAGACCAAGGCGTAAATCCAGAAAAAACTACAAACATAAATGAATGCTCAGTCTCTAAATCTATTTGGATTTAATATCACTAAATTTGTGATAGAAGATTGGAGTGACAAGAAATCTAGACTCTTAAAACTAATAGATTTTACTGATAATGAGATCATAGAATGTCAGACTGACTACTATAAGTATCAGACTACAGCACCATATCTTAATGAGTTTGTTGACATAATGCAAACTGATTTAGATAAGTTAGTCAATGAATACACACAGATATTGAGTGATAGATATGGAGGAGAGTGCCCTTTCAAAAATGTTGAGGAGTGGCAACTATGGTCACAGAGATATGCCATAGGACAATTTCATGGTGCTCATAATCATGGTTTAATGAATATATCATGTGTATTGTATGTTGAGTTTGACCCACAGGAGCATTTTCCTACTACATTCTATAGTCCACACCCTAACCCCTATTATGGTACAATAGATAAGATTGCGCCTCCAATAAATGAAGGCGAGATTCTAACTTTTCCTTCTGTTTTGTTACATGAATCGCCAGTATCTAAATCAAATAAACAGAGGACAATAATGTCGTTTAACATACCTATGAGGTAAGATGTATCAGATCAATGTAACACTAACTGACAAGCAATTCAACTTGTTAAGTGAAGCATTATTTTTCTATTCTGAGGAGAAAGATGATGACAACCTATCCAATTCTATAGAAGAGTTAGAAGATTTAATTGATATTTCAACTACTAAAGTAAAGCGAAATAGACAATTTCTCAACCCTGACTGTGACATTTAATAAACTGGCACACAGGTGGTTGTAAACATATATCAATGTAGTATTATATAAATGTGAGAGGGATAACTTAGATGGTTGCTACGCCCGAACGTTAAGTCCTATATGGCAGCAGTAGGGG